AATCTAACTAATGGTTGGACAAGTAAAACATTGTTTAATTTTCAAATGCCTTTTTCTGATGTACAGGTAGATAATAATTATGAAGTTTTTGAAGAAATTATAGGAATTGGATATAATTATAAAGGTACAAATATATTACCAACCAACTATTTTGCAGCGGATAATACAGGAGATTCAAGGACTTTTAAAATAACAATGCTATTTGATAAATTCCTTGATGGTAATAATATGGACCTTAGATTAGGCTTATATGATATAAATAATTCAAACTCATTTACAATACCACCACGAACATTAACAGGAACTATTAATTCAGGTTATATTAACCTATCTAAATTAGAATATTATTGTTGTGTATATTTAGATAATGGAACTGATTTAATGATGAGCATTAATGGAACAATAATATATGAGAAAGATGGTGCAGGTACAAATACCACAATAATAGAACCTTTTAACGGATATATTACTTTGACAAACGGAGTAGGGGTTAGTTATTCTTTTAGTATATTTAATAGATGTGGAGCTAATATTATTCCTTATAGTTTAGTATTAGAAGAATTAGGATAAATAATATATTTACTAAATTTTTTAAATATTAAATTTGATAATGAAATATTCCCTAAAAAAATTATACACAATTTTGCCGGTTTCGAATTATAAAATAAATTAAGATGAGCAAGGAGCAATTTGATTTAATTTTGAGTAAATGGATCTCTCGAAAGTTATTAGTTTTTTTAATAGCTTGCGGAGGATTATTTACTTCTAAATTAACCTCGGAGGACTGGGTTGTAATTGCAACTTGTTATATCGGGATTGAGGGCATTACCAATATAGTTGAACGATTAAAAAAATGAGACAATACTTTTTAGATTTAAAAACATCCCTATTGACAGGAACTTTTTACGCGATTTCATTTGCAGACGTTGACGCTACAATGAAAGTTTTAGCTTTTATATTTGCCTCTGGTTATACCTTACGACGTTGGTATTTAATGGAGAAAAATAAAAACAATCAAAGTAATGAATAATGGAGGACAAATTAACTATTGAGAGAATAAGCAAAGCGCATCCTAAAATCAAAAAAGAATTATTAAGTTTGTATTTAGAATGCAATAAAAAGCTGCCTAAAAATGTCAGACTTCGTTTTGCGTATGTTTTTAGAAGTCCGGAGGAGCAAAAAAAATTATTTTTACAAAGGCCAAAGGTAACCAACGCGGATAGCTGGCAAAGTATACACAATTACGGACTTGCTTTTGATATTGTTTTATTATACGATAAAAATGGAGACGGAACTTTTGAAAGTGCGAGCTGGGATAATGACAAAAATTGGCAATTTGTAGTTTCTTTTTTTAAGTCTAAAGGGTATGAGTGGGGCGGAGATTGGAAAAAATTTAAAGACGCTCCGCATTTTCAAAAAGCGTTTGGATATGATTGGAAAAAATTAAAAAGTTTAATTGATAATAAAAACACTATATTTGAAAACGGAATTATTTATCCAAATATATGAAAATAACTTATAAAGGTGAGATTGTTAGAGAATATTTACTTAAATTTCCACACGCATCCACGAACGCAATATCTCGTTTGTTGTTTGCAGATTATCCGATTGACTTTAATAGCGTAGAGGCGGCGCGTGGAATTGTACGAGCGCATCGAGGCGAATTGAATAAAAGCAATAAAAATTTAACCTCAGTAAGAACAGCAAAAGAAAGAAAACAATTTATGCAAAAAAATTTTGAGTTACCAGAGTCGGACTACGAAAAGCAAAGCGAAGTAATTGTTCCAAACAAAAACATTTTATTTTTAAGTGACATTCATTTCCCTTATCAAAACAACGATGCTCTTAAATTGGCGATCGATTATGGTAAAAGCGAGAATATTGATTGCGTTTATTTAAATGGAGACACCATTGACATGTATATGTTAAGCCGATTTATTAAAGACAGACGTCTTCGAAATATGGCCGACGAGTTAGAAATGACTCGAAACTTTTTAAAAAATTTACAGGATCACTTTCAAGCTCCGATTTATTATAAAATAGGAAATCACGAAGACCGCTGGCAAAACTTTTTAAAATTGCAAGCGCCTGAGCTTTTAGGTATACCGGATTTTGAACTTTCCACAATTTTAAGATTTGGAGAGGCTGGCGTTCAAGAAGTAAAGAGCAAGCAAATAGCCAAAGCGGGCAAATTACCACTATTGCACGGACACGAATTTTTTAGCGGTTTCGCTCCTCCGGTTAATCCAGCGCGAGGACTTTATATGAAAGCAAAGGAAAGCTCAATTATAGGCCATCACCATAGAACGTCCGAACATACGGAGGTTTCCTTAAGTGGAAACGTAACAACGACCTGGAGCGTTGGTTGTTTATGTGGATTGCAACCAGAATATATGCCCTTTAATAGTTGGAATAATGGATTTGCGCATATTAAAGTTGAGAAGTCAGGAGATTACGAGGTTAATAATTTAAGAATAGTCCAAAATAAAATAAGATAATGAGATATTTTTTAATTTTATTGCTATTTGTGAGTTGTGGAACTCGCAAAGTAAACAAAAGCAATACCGAAACTACAACAAAAACGGAAGTAAGTATCTCCGATACTACTAAAATTGTGACAAATACGGCTTATAATATTGACAAAGTCGTTAATGATTTTTATATTGAGCCAATTGACACTTGCAAAGCGATTGTTATTATAGATAATACCGGTAAAAAAACCTCGTATCTAAATGCTAAAATACGCCACAGAAACGAAATAAGCTCAAATAAGACACTAAAAAGCGAGATTGTACAAAGTAGCCGTAAAGAAAATATTAAGCAAACCACGCAAACGAAAACAAATATTAAAGAAGTAAAGAGAGAAACTTCAATTATAACTCAATTTTGGTGGTTATGGCTTTTATTAATATTAATGTTTTTATATTACATAAATAAAAAATTAAATACATTCGCTTAACTGGAGACGTCACAGACTTAAGCAAATCAAAACCACTATTATAAGTGGTTTTTTTATGCCTTAATATGTTAATTTTATGTTAAAATTTAATTAAAGGCCTTTTAATTAAAAAAACATTATATCTTTGCTCTATTATTAACAAACAAATATTTAAAATTATGAGATCAAAAAAATTTTATTACAGGTTTTGCATTTTTGTAGCGAGTTATATATTAATCCAAATAATTTTTAGAAGTGGACACTAAAAGACTAATTAACGAACACCAGAAAAAAATTGCAATCTTAAAAATGATTGACAATGCAGAGCTTAAATTTCAAAATTATATTAAAATTATAAATTTGGGTTTAAATGTGAATGAAAACATTGACAAAGCAAAAAAAATAATTGCGATCCAGGATCGATTAATCACTTATTATTTATCATTATGACATTATTAAAAAGATTACAGCCAAAATTTAAGAAAAAATTAAATTTAATAAAAGAAAAACATCCGTACACATACGCAAACATTATCAACATATTAGAGGATCACGAATTTTACTCAGATTTAAAAATTAACGATGCGGTTACAATATGTTTTTATTTAGATGTTGAGTTTACACTTGGAAATATAAACGACTTATTTAATGAATAAAAGAAACGCCGGACGAAAGCCAAAATTTAAACAAGGCACTCAAACTAAAATAATAAAAAGGTTAATCCCTATTGAGTCAGAAAACGAAATTAAACAAACAATCGAAAAAATTTTAGAAAAATGGAAGACAAATTAAAAAAAATCAAAAAATTTGATAAATGGATGAGAAAAATTGTTCAATCAATCCATTACTCAGACAACGAAAAAATGTGTAACGCTTATCAAAAAATCAACTGAATGGAAAATTACGATAACTGGAAACTAGAAACTCCAGAGACAAAAGACAAAGAATGTAAATTTTGCGGAGAGCAAAGCGAAAAAAATTATTGTTCAACTGAATGCCAAAAGGCATACGAAAACGAAAACTAAATTGGGAGCAAATTCAAAATTATTTTTAGAAAATTCAGAGCAATTCGTTACAATGTACGAGCCAACATTTACCAAAAAAGATGCAATCTTAACCGGCAAAAGAATGGTTGACAATGTAATTGAAAGCGGAGAGGTTGACAAATATCAATTTATGGCAAATATTTGCCGATTAAAAGAGGTTGTCAATTCGGCTGACTCAGAGATGAGAAAACATTTGCCAGAGGAAAAACTAAAATGCTACGGAGTTGAATTTGTTCCGACAAATGGAGGCGAAACTTTAAACTATATTGAGGACGAAGTTTACAGAGAATTAAAAGCCGATTTGGACGAGAGAGTTGAGCTTTTAAAATTAGCTCAAAAACAACATATTTTTGACGCGTACGGAAACGAAGTTCCAAAGGTTGGAACGACACCTCGCAAAAATTCAATATCACTAAAATTTTAATATTATGGAAGTAGGACAAAAAGTAAAAATAAAAGAAACGAGCATTTTTGCAATAGAAAAGGACAGACACAATCCAACTGACAAAGTTGGAGTTATTAGAGAAATCGGCAACGAGTTACAAGATCCGAGACGCTCGCCATCGCTGCCGATTGTTGTTGACTGGGGGAATTTTACAAATAGTTATCGATATTTAGATTTGGAGGTAGTAAATGAGTAAACAGAGCGAGTTAACCAGGATCAAAAGAGTATTAAATTTTTACTATAAAAGAGGAGTTAATTCCGAGAGAGTAAACAATTTATATAGAAAAATTTTGTTAATTAAAAAAAATTATATAATTTAGCAATATCATAATAACCGATGCAAGGTTTGGGCATCTTAATTCCAGACCATAAATAAAATAAAATTATGAGTACTTCAAACCGCAAACAAGCGTTTGCACAACCACAAACAAATCCAGCAACTAAATTCGTTGAGTGGAAATCAAACAACAAATGTTTTAATTACTACGACAAAGACAAAAAGGAAAATGTATCTTTGGAATTACCTTTTAAGTTTTTAGTATTGGACGAACTTCACACCATTAAAGGATGGAACGATGCGAGTGAAAGCTCGATTTATTCAAACGAGGTTAAATTTATCTCGCGTGACGAAATGGTTGTTAAACCATTTAAAGGGAATGAAATTGCAAAAGGTCTATATAAAGACATTAAAGAGAAAGTTAAGTCGGCCGGAGGGCATTATGTTAAAAGTGTTTATTGTATGCTTGAGGACGGCTCAATTGCTAACTTACAATTAAAGGGCGCAGCATGCCAAAGTTACGGAGATTTTACAGCGAAAACTCGATCACGTTTAACAGACGAGTGGGTTGTTGTTGACAAAGCCGTTGAGGGTAAAAAAGGAGCTGTTAAATATACGACGCCAGGGTTTGCTTTTGATAAGTCATTAAGCGAGTCGGAGGCTGACTTAGCGGACGAGGCCTACAATGTATTAGAGGCCTATTTAAAAACCTACTTAGCAAAGGCTGAGCCAATCGATGCGCTTATCCCAAACGAGTCGGATGAGGTTATCGAGGATGACGATTTGGATTTTTAGTAATTAGTTTGGTTAATAATGGAAATTGGAGACTTAGGTCTCCTTTTTTTTCCAATAGTACACATTTAAAGCGTTTTTCTATACTCCCCTAGAAAACAAATTTTTAAAAAGGTAGGGGGGGTACTTTTTTAAAAAAAATGTGTTGAATGTGTACTATTTAAAAATTATTAAAAAAAATTAGTATATTAAAAAATTTTATTTATCTTTAAAAAATATTTGGAGTGGTAGCCATTTTTAACTTTTTATTAAGTCCTTATTACCACGCAACTACCACTGCTGGTAATAGGGACTATTTTTTTACAATATGATAGTATCAGTATTTAAGGACTTATATAAGTCGACCGACGTACCCTTTCACGTTCCAATTGAAAAAATAGTCAATAGGATTAAAAAAGGAACTTCAAAAGAGATTGTCGAGTTAGTTCGAAACGGAGCAAAAGAAAACAAAACAAAATTACCTTGCATTTTATTTGGAGGAATTTTTAAAGAGAGAAATTCAAACTCACTCCAGCAACATTCCGGTTTGATGGTTGTCGATTTTGACAAATATCCAGACATTGAAACGATGCTGTTACAATTAGAGACATTAAAACAAAATAAGCATTTTTGCTTACTTTTTATAAGTCCGTCCGGAATTGGAATAAAGGGAGTGATTAAAGTTTCAAATGAACTGACAAAAGAAACTCATCCGAAAGTATTTAAAGAATTTCAAAAGCAATTTAATTTTGATTATTTTGATATAAGCAACTCAAATGTTGACCGAGTTTGTTTTGAGTCATACGATCCGAATATTTATTTTAATCCGGAGGCTGAAATTTTTGATCCAATTTTAAAGGAGGAGGGATTTAACGTTTCGGAGAGAGTGCCACTTTTACCAATTACCGACCAGGATAAAATTATCGCTAAAATAATGGAGTGGAATTGGCAAAAAGATTTTAGAGAGGGAGAGCGTAACGCTTTTATTTTTGACTTGGCCGGAGCTTTTTGTGAATATGGTATTACTCAAGCAAATGCTGAGGGATATATTCTTAATAATGTAGTGATAGGAGACTTCTCCGAGACAGAGGCTAAAACGACAATTAAATCCGCTTATAAAAAACGTAACTTCGATATAAAATACTTTGAGAATTATAATAAAATAGACTCAATAAAAGTAGATTTAAAAAAAGGTAAAAAGGAAGTAATCGAAAAATATGGTATTTCGGAGGATACATTCAACGAAATAAAGGAAGCATCCGAACACGAAGACTTTTGGCAATATGGCGACAAAAATAAACTGAGAATTGATAATTTAAAGTACCGATTATTTTTAGAGCGTAATGGATTTAAAAAATATTTTCAATCCGATGCACAAAAGGCGACGTGGATTTATATAAGCTCCAATAAAGTAGTCGAAACCTCAGCCGAGAAAATAAAAGATTTCGTACTTAATTATTTAATGGATCGAGGAGAAATTGACGTTTGGAATTATTGCGCTAGTTATCAAAATATATTCTCAGAGAATTATTTATCAATGATTGAGAGCGTCGATTTAATGATGCTAAAAGACACCAAAACAAAATCTTATATCGCGTTTGAGAATGGAATTTTAGAAGTCACAAAAGACGCTATTAAATTGGTTGATTATATCGACGTTGACGGCTACGTTTGGAAATCTCAAATTATACCGAGAGATTTTATTCAAAGCGAAGACTTAGAAAACGAATATAACGAAAATCCGGAGGGAGGAACTGGAAAGGGTTTATTTGTACAAGGTTTAAAACAAATTAGAAAAATATCGATATTAGACGGAAAGTCATTTGACGATAAAAAATCGTTTCCTTACCAAACTGTCTCACCAGAGACTCAAGTTTTAGTATTTGACGACGTTAAAAAGAATTTTGACTTTGAAAGCAAATTTAGTTTAGTGACTGAGGGAATGACTTTGGAGCGTAAAAACAAAGACGCTATTAAGTTGAAAGTTGAGGAGAGTCCTAAAATGGTTATCTCTACAAATTACGCAATCAAAGGAGAGGGAAATTCTCACGATCGTCGTAGATTTGAAATTGAGTTTGCTCAATTTTACGGAAAGGCTTTGACTCCTTACGACGAATTTAATCGCCAATTATTTGACGACTGGGACGAAGAGGATTTCAAACGATTTGACAATTACATGGTTTATTGTTTACAATCTTATTTAAAATTGGGCTTAGTACCTCAAAACGCTAAAAATATTAAAATGCGTAAATTTATTGCTGAGACTTCAATGGAGTTTTTAGAGTGGGTTAAAGATATTGAAAACGTGCCTCACAATCAAAGACTCGAAAAATCTTTTTATTATACTAATTTTACAAATGAGTACCAGGATTATAAAAAATGGCTTACAAATAAGAAGTTTAATATTTGGGTGCAAAAGTATTGCAACTTTATAGGAGCAAAATATATCGACGGAAATACTAACGGGATGCGTTGGTTTACAATTCAAACCAGTAACGTTCAAATAGTCGAGGACGACGATATTGCTTTTTAAAAATAAAATAAAAAAATGGAAATAAATAAAATTTATTGCGAAAGCAATTTAGATACAATGGCAAAAATGCCTGATAATTTTGTTGACTTAGTGATTACAAGTCCACCATATGATAATTTAAGAGATTATAAAGGATATTCTTTTCCCTTTGAAAATATTGCAAAAGAGATTTTTAGAGTTATGAAAGATGGTGGTGTTGTTGTTTGGGTTGTTGGTGACAAAATAAAAGATGGAAACAAATCACTTTCATCTTTTAAACAATCCTTATTTTTTCAAGAAATTGGATTTAATGTTCACGATGTTATGATTTATCAGAAAAAAAACACTCCTTTTATGAGGTCAAATGCTTATACAAATTGTTATGAATTTATGTTTATTTTTTCTAAAGGAAAACCGAAAACCTTTAATCCATTAAAAACAAAAACTATAAGAAATGGTATTGAGAAGTTAGTTGCAAACAAAAAATCAGATGGTTTAAATAAAAAAGTTGTCGGAGAATTAAAAAAAGAAAAAACTTTAATAAATATTTGGAATTATGCAGTTGGTTTAGGAGGCTCTACAAATGACAAAATTGCCTTTGAGCATACTGCAATTTTCCCCGAAAAACTTGCACAAGACCATATAATATCTTGGAGTAATGAAGGAGATTTAATTTATGATCCTTTTATGGGAAGTGGTACTACTGCAAAAATGGCACATATTTATAAAAGAAATTGGATAGGGAGTGAAATATCAAAAGAGTATGTGGATATTGCAAATAAAAGATTAAAACCTTATTTAGACCAACAAACACTTTTTTATTACAAGTCTAGGATTTGAAAATTTATCAAATGAATATACTGAGGTTAAAAAATCAAATGAAAAGCGTAATAATATAATTGGAGCTTACAAATAATGAAACTAAGAGACTACCAAATAAAACTATCGACTCAAGCGAGTGAGATTTTACAGCATAAAAAAATCGTTTATTTAGCGATGGAGGTGCGGACTGGTAAAACTTTGACGGCTTTAAATACCGCAAAATTATTCGGAGCAAAAAATGTTTTATTCTTAACTAAGAAAAAAGCAATATCCTCAATTCAGTGGGACTACGACAACTTTAATTTTGACTTTGACATTACAATTGTAAACGATGAGAGCTTGCATTTAGTTGAGGGAAAATTTGATTTGATTATACACGACGAACACCATCGCTTTGGAGCTTATCCAAAGCCGAATAAAGTCGCTCAGCTATTTAAAAAGCGTTATTCAAAATTGCCAATGATTTTTTTATCCGGAACGCCAACTCCAGAGAGTCACTCCCAATGGTTTCACCAATTTTGGATAAGCGAGCATTCGCCTTTTAAACAATATACTAATTTTTATAAGTGGGCGGTTGATTACGTTGACGTAAAAGAGAAACGCTTAGGCTATGCGGTGATTAAAGATTATAGCACCGCAAATGAGCAGTTAATACGAAGAGCCACACAGCACTATATTATAACTTTTACACAGGCGCAAGCCGGATTTACGACCTCAGTCAACGAAATGGTCCTGGAGTGCGAGATGCAACCAATTACAAATTTGATAATTAACAAGCTCAAAAAGAATTTAGTCGTTAAGAATACCGACGGCCAGGTTATTCTCGGAGATACCGGAGTTAAATTGATGCAAAAAATCCATCAACTAAGCTCAGGCACTTGCAAATTTGAAGATGGAACGTCAAAGGTTATTGATTTATCAAAAGCAAATTTTATATTTGAAAAATTCAAAGGCGTTAAGATTGCAATTTTTTATAAGTTCAAAGAGGAATTTAACGCATTAAAATTAATTTATGGAGATGAGTTGACCGATAACGTCGAGGAGTTTGACAATAGCGACAAATGTATTGCGTTACAAATCGTTTCCGGACGTGAGGGCATCTCTTTAAAGAATGCCAAATATTTAGTTTATTATAATATTGATTTCAGTGCGACAAGTTATTGGCAAAGCCGAGATCGTTTAACGACAATGCAACGACAATCAAATGAGGTCTTTTGGATATTTAGCAAAGGAGGGATTGAACTTGACATTTATAAAACGGTATTAAAAAAGAAAGATTATACACTTAAAATATTTAAAGAAAATGAACGTACTATCACTATTTAACGGAATGAATACAGGACGCCAAGCCTTAGAAAACGTTGGTATAAAAGTTGAAAAATATTTTAGCTCAGAGATTAAGCCTTACGCTATTGAATTAACTCAATATCATTTTCCCGATACTATTCAAGTAGGAGACGTTACAAAGTGGCGAGATTGGGATATTGATTGGAAGACGATTGATTTGGTATTAAGTGGCTCTCCTTGTCAAGATTTGAGCGCAGCGGGAAAACGTGCCGGGATTAATGGTAAAAAGTCAAGTCTCTTTTTTGTCTTTGTTGAAATATTAGAACATATAAAATCACTTAATCCAAACGTCTTATTTTTACAAGAGAATGTTGGAAGTGCCTCAAAGTTGGACGTTGGAATTATGAGCCGAGCTTTGGGAGTTTATCCAGTTATGATTAATAGTTCGTTAGTTACGGCTCAACTTCGTAATCGTTATTATTGGAGTAATATAAAAACAAGACAAGATGGAATGTTTGGGGATATTGTTACCGACATACCTCAGCCAAAAGATAAGGAGATTTTTTTAAAAGACATTTTAACATTTAATAAAAAATATGTTAAACAAATAAATTCTGATTTAATATTTTATAAAAACAATGAAATAAGAATTAAATCAAATAATTTAACAGGATATGATATAATTAATGATTATGATTGTATTAATTTAGCTTTTGAAGTTTCAAAAACAAGAAGAGGAAGAGTTAATAGTTTAAAATCTCCTTGTTTATTAAAAGCAAATGAACCATTATATTATTTTTATAATGATTTATTTTATAGATTAAATAAAATTGAATTATGTAGATTACAGGGTTTTCCTGATAATTATTGTGATATAATTTCAGAAAATAAATCTGCAAGTTTACTCGGTGATGGATGGACTTTACCAATAATAGAACATATTTTTAAATTTATTCAAAAATAATTTGCATAATTAAAAATAATATTATTATATTTGTACAACCGCCAAAGTAAAACATTAATACCCTTTTCTTTTGCGCTTGGCGGTAGCAATCGAGGAGGGTTTATTTTTTATATTATGACTAAAGATTTTTTAAAAACAATTACAAATCCATACGCCGATATTAATTACGACGCAAATGGAGTGACAAAGCCGGAGCAATACAAAATTGGAATTGACACCTTTGAGAGAGCTGAGGCAAACTTAAGCAAGGAGGAAATTTTAGCGATTTGCAAATTTAATATTGACAAATATTGCTGGAGAAAAAAAGACCAGGACAAAGAGGACTTTGAAAAAATTATTAAATACGCCGAGTGGGCGCTTAAAAATTTATAGTATGGACTATTTAATAGTAAAGAACAATAAAATAGGCGTTCACTTAGAGCCTCAAATTGGAACTGCCGGACGCGAGTTTCGAATGGTTGGAACTGGTAAAAATTTACAGATGCCAAAGAGATGGAACAACCAAAAGAAAACTTTTTGTTACCACTGGATTTACACTTTTAAATATTTAGACAATGGAGAGTATTTTCAACTAGAGTTTGATTATAACGATAATTTTTTAAAAAAACTATGAAAGGACAAAAATACAATCCAAAGGACGACGATTTGATTGAGATCATTGAATTTGTCACCTGGTTGCGATTGGAGTGCGATTTTACTTCAATATACCTTTGGGATTACAAAGGACAGGATTTGACTTTAAAGGAATTATTTAACATATACAGAAATCGACATGAACAATAAAGACGAAATTATTATCGAGATGCTTGCCTGGATCTCAGTTGTAACTTTAATCGCATCTATTATTTTTTTAATATTTGGATAATGACAGAACAACAAATCCAAACTAAAATAAAAAAGAAACTCCAGGCGCAAGGGTATTTTGTAACCAAGTTAATAAAGACCTCAACAAATGGCATTCCTGACTTATTAGCTATTAAAGACGGACAGGCGACTTTTATTGAAGTAAAAAGAGAAAATGGTATATTATCCCCACTTCAAGAATTGAGGCTCTCAGAGCTTAAAAAACACGGCTGTCAAGTTTATGTTTGGAGTGATTATGGAGTTGAGTTTGTTACAAAATGACTTTTTTAAGTTATATATAATATAATTACTATATTTGTATTATGATTAAACCTTACACGATATTAACTCAAATGTGGTTAGACCAAGAAAATGACAACTTAGGACTTAACGGCTCGTTTGTTGATTTTCGTGTGAACGTGGATAGTATAGACGGATTTTGGGTTGAGTCACCGGAGGAGATTGTCCTTGTTATTAGAGGAAATGCCTATTATATTGAAAACGAAACTCACGTATTGCATTTTTTAAGTGAGTATTTTAATCCGATGAGGCTTTGATAATTCACGAACTCGCTAAAAAGGACGCTCAATGGAGAAAAATGGCTTTGCAAATTTGCAAAAGTAAAGACGTAGCGGACGAGTTGGTGCAAAATATGTATATTAAATTAAGCGAGAGGACAATTCCTGTCTCAGACGGATATATTTTTGTAACATTAAGGTCGTTATTTTACGACTCTCTAAAAAATACCGATATTTTAATCGACGATTTTAGTAAATTTGAAGTCGAAGACGAGGAATATAACGAGGGAGTTGACTACGATGAGCTTTCAAAAGATTTGACCTGGTATGAAAGGACTCTTTTTGAACAATCGACCTTAATAGGACAGCGAGAACTCTCCAGACAAACCGGAATACACATTCAAACAATCCATCGAGTAAATAAGATGGTTAAATTAAAATTAAATGGCAAAAAGAAGGACTAAAAAAGAAATTCAAGGACTGGGCGATGTTGTCGCAGCGGTAACCTCAGCGGTTGGAATTGAGCCTTGCTTAGATTGTAAGGACAGACAATTCAAATTAAACCGACTTTTTAACTTTAAAAAGGTAAAATCGGAAATGAACACAACCGATAAGGAACATTTTAGAATATTTTTAGACGTTAAAGGTCAAAGAATAGTTGACGGAAAACGTACTGAGTTAAATTTTGAGGACGTAACTTATTTAAATGGTTTATATTTACACTATTTCGGCCTTGACAATTCAAATTGTCCGACTTGCTCGAAAGTTCACGAAACGATTATAAAGGATTTATATAAATTATACTCATATGAAAGCAACTAAAAAACAACAACAAGACGAATTTTATCAGTTTTTAGATGCTATTATCGAAAACGCTCCAGCAGACCTATCAGCAAACGAAATTTGGATGCCGGACAACTTATATAAATTATTAAAAAAGAAGTCACACAACGGCTTTAAATTCTTTACGTCGGAGTTTTTGACAAATAACGAGGTGATTTTGGGGAAATATCAACCTCAATAAATTATTGTAAAATATGGAAAGTAAAAGAGACGAAAACGGAAGACTAAAAAAAGGTCATGGAGGATTAAAACCAAAAGGCGCAGAGACTAAATTGGTTTCTGAGGCTAGAGCTTTATTTGTTCAAACGTTAGAGGCTCAAGTGCCAAATATACACCAAGCCTTTGCCGATGTCCTTGACAAAGATCCATACAAGTATTTGGAATTATTCGCAAAATATGCTCAGTATTTCGTACCTAAAAAAGTCGAAACGGAAATGAATTTGAATATTGAGAAACCGATTTTTAATTCCCTTGACTTAGATGTTCCAGAAAACGACGGCGCAGAGTAAAATCGCCAAACTTAGAAAACGAGTTCGAATTGTTCAAGGCGGTACGTCAAGCTCCAAAACGTTTTCAATATTACCGCTTTTAATTACTTACGCAATTGAAAATCCATTCTCGGAAATTTCAATAGTTAGTGAGTCAATCCCTCATTTAAAAAGAGGAGCTTTAAAAGACTTTCAAAAGATAATGGTTTTAACTGACAATTATCGAGATGCAAATTTCAACCGGTCATCACTTAAATATACATTCTCGAATAATTCTTATATTGAATTTTTTAGCGTCGACCAACCGGACAAATTAAGAGGAGCGAGACGTGATATTCTATTTGTAAACGAGTGTAATAATATCGACTTTGAAAGTTACCAGCAATTAGCTGTAAGGACTAAAAAATTCATTTACTTAGACTACAACCCAACGAATGAGTTTTGGGTGCAAACGGAACTTTTAAACGATGCTGACTCCGACTTTGTTATTTTGACCTACAAAGACAACGAGGCACTCGATCCGGCAATCGTTCGAGAGATTGAGAAAGCAAAAGACAAAGCGAGTACTTCGACTTATTGGGCAAATTGGTGGAACGTTTACGGACTCGGTCAACTTGGCTCGCTTGAGGGAGTGATATTTCAAAACTGGGAGCAAATCGACACAATACCGCCAGAGTCTAAATTTTTAGGGAGTGGCCTTGACTTTGGTTATAGCAATGATCCAACGGCTCATATTGGAGTCTACGATTACAACGGCAAAATTATCGTTGACGAAATGATTTACTCAACCTCACTTTTAAACTCGGATATAATTCGATTAATGAGACAGGAAAGGACAGCTCCAATTTGGGCTGACTCAGCCGAGCCGAAGTCAATCGAGGAAATAAGACGAGCCGGATTTAATATTAAGCCAGTTATCAAAGGAGCTGACTCAATCAATTACGGAATATCGGTATTGCAGCAAAAGGAAATATTAGTCACCAAGTCAAGCACGAATTTAATTAAGGAGTTACGCAATTATAGTTGGGATGTTGACAAAACCGGTAAGAAATTAAACAGGCCAATAGACGAATTTAACCACGCAATTGATGCCTTGAGATACTTTGCAATGATGAGCTTGGCAATAAACAAATCGAGACGCGTAATAATTACGTAAAAATTAATAAACAAAATCACTTTTTTAAGTTATATATATATGAGAGTTATAATTCCAACGGATTTAAAAGACATTAAATTGTCTCAGTATTTGAGATATTTAAAAGTATTAAAAGAAAACCAGGACGACGAGACATTTGTTTGCATTCAAATGGTTGCGATATTTTGCAACTTAAGCGTGGCCGATGTTATGAAAATACCAGTTAACGACTTCGCTGAAATCGTTGAGCAATTGGCTAAGGTATTAGACCAAAAACCGCAACGAGTTAAGACTTTCAAAATGGATGGCGTTGAGTACGGATTTATCCCGAATTTAGATAAAATGACAATCGGAGAACACGCAACGATTGACTCGTTACTCGGTAGCGATGAGAACTTGGCGTTATTGATGTCGGTTTTATATAGACCAATTACAAAAAAGATTTATCCATTTTATCAAATTGAAGACTACGACGGAGACGAAAGCAAAGCCGAATTATTTAAGGACGTGAGGATGGACGTAGTTACCGGATCAATTCTTTTTTTTTGGAGTTTAAGCAAGGAATTATTGAGCAATATCCTATTGCATTTGGAGAGCAAGGCGATGAGGGAGGGGAAATCTCTCGAGGAGGTTTCAACGAGCGCTGGGGTTGGTTTCAGTCATTTGTTAGATTATCGCGAGAGCTTGGCATCAAGCCTCGAGACGTTGGAAGAGAGCCTCTTCACGAGTCACTCACGTTATTATGTTATTTAATCGACGAAAGCAAAGAAGAGGCAAAACAAATTAAAAATCACTTTAAAAAATGAGAGCATTTTATCAAGCAATAGAATATATCAAAAGCACGCTGGAAAGCGCGCCTCTTTTAAATACAATAACACACGGAACGGATATAATAGACAATGTTAAAAAAAATATATTTCCGCTTGCTCATATTAATATACTCAGCTCTTCAATTAGTAA